CATCAATATAGAATATTCTTCTTTCTGGTGCTCTTGATATTCTGTAAATAACAAGAGAGTCTTCAATCATTCTAAGTTGATTAACAGGTTTAATCGCTTTGTGTAAATGTGATAATACTTTACCAGAGTTTTGGTCAATCAGTCCAGAAGCGCAATATGCGATTGAATCTGAAGTGATTCTTACACCTTGTGAAGTTCCAGGCCCAAGTCCTCTTTCGTTATAGATATAATAATCGTTAACATTTTTAACAATATCTACACCAGTGCTTTTATCTCTATCCCTATTTACTTCTCTAACCTTTCTAATTTTGTTTGAGTCAATATATCGAAGTTCTGTTATTCCTAATTTAGGATTTGATTTGTCTATTATTTTTTGATAATAAATTCTTCCATCGATATACCATCTTCTGAATATATCGTGTCCTTTTGTATCAAAATCTAATAAACGAAGAACTTCATTAAATTCTTCTCTAATTTTTGTTTTTACTGTTTCTTTAAAAGGTAACCTTTCCAAGACTACTTGAATTGATTGGTCTCTCTCATCAGAAACAATCGCTTCGTTTACGATATCTTCAACCGCACTATCACATTCTGGTTGTTGTGCGATGTCTCTATATCTACGAATTAAATCCGCTTCTGATTTGGTTTTACCATCTAAGTCGAGTACCGAAGCATAATGACCACCACCTGCAATCTCGGTAGTTCCATCATCTGCAGTGGGAACAGTTAATGTATCGCTGTTCCCACTCTTATCGTTAACTCTTGTAATCTTGAACCCAAAGAGTTCTGCCATGTTATAATACCTGCCTTCTAATCTATACTACTATTTAGTACGATTAAATTAGAAGTTTACTCCAGAAGCTTCGAAGTGTTGATATCTCCAAGTACAAGTAAATTCTTCTAACTGGTTTGGAGTATCATAACTCAAATCTATCTGTCCTAATGATTGCGGCCAGATACCTCTGAATAGATATGTTTTTAACACAGTATCATCTCTGTCAAGTTGTTCGACTGTTGCGTCAGTTTGATAATCTGCGACATTAATAACACCTGTATTTAATGCGAGGTCATTAATCCCGTTCATCCATCTTTCAAATGCGTTTCTTACCATGAAGTCTGTATCGTTAATGATAGTTGTCTCCCATGTTTCGAAAGTATCTCTATCACCTGCGATATATAAACTTCTTCCTCTAAACTGTACCTGTATTTCTGGTATAGTTTGTGTTGGTAAGTTTGCTGCTTTGATTAAGAAGGAAGTTCTTCTTACATCTAAACCTATTGCGATTCCAGAAGGAGGCGTTAGTGTTACACGAAACTGATTGTTTCTTGCTCCACCACCAATAAGTTGAGCTTTAAAATCATCTAATGTTGGCATTGTCTATCTCCCCCTATCCTGCAATCTCACTGAAGGCGACTCCAGTTCTTGTTGCAATGAAATTTAGTGTAATGAAGTTAATTGAACGAGATGGTTTGATGAAGATATCTGCAACAAACTCATTTCTATCAATGACTTCTCCTGTGTTATTTGAAGCGTCACAAACTACACTAAAGTCTGTTATACCTCTTCTACCCTGTACATCTCTTAGGAATGGTTCAACAAGGTTTCTGAATTGTGCTCTTGTGAATTCATCATTGAATTCAAAGAGTTGAAACTTTGCTGCGGTAGCGATTGCTTTTTCAAGAGTGATAAACAATCTTCTAACATTGATTCTATCAAATGCACTTGGTTTTGTTAATCCAGTTTTATCACCAAAGAGGACTACACCTTGACCAGGAAAATTAACAACTGGGTTAACTCTCGCTCTGTAAAGTTCATCTCTTTGTGATTGTGTTGGATTGTATGCAAGTTTAACGGCTCCTCTAACTTGTCCTCTGTTGTAACCTGCTGGTGAGAACCATGTGTCTGCAACAAAGTCAGTTCTAGCACATAAACCTGCGATATCTCCATTTAGTGGAACAAAACGATATACATCGTTAAATTTATCATATTGATATTTGTAACCACTATCAAAGACAACATAAGATGATGAAGGTAATGAATCAAAGAAATTCTTTACATTCGCTGTCTGCGACACCGAACTTGTAACACCTACTACATCTGCGTTTGCAGGTGAAATAAATGCGACACAATCCTTTCTTCCTTCCGCAATGTCTATTAACATTGTACCATATGTATCACCATCTGAGGCACTATCTGGTGTTTTACCACCAATGATTAAGTTTATATCAACAGTTTCAGAATCTTTAAATTCTTCGTATGCTGTTTGATGTTCTGCAACTGTAACAGAATAATCATCTGTACCACCACTAAGTGTATCAACTATAGGAGCTGTGATACTATCCATTGATGAAGTTGTATCTGAACCCCAGTTAGTTCCACTACTTGTGTGGTCTCCCCAAAGAATTTGTTTTGATTGTTGAAAGATTACATCCACATAGTAATTGGATGCTCCTGTTGAATTTTTTGCTACTGGGTTTTTTGATAGTCCTTTATAGACTTCAAGAACAGCACTTGTTCTGTTTCCAGCAGTATCTATATCGTTTCCACTAAGGTCTCCTGTTGTATCATATACAACAATATGAACTTCATCATTAGTAGCACGACCATTTTGTTTTGACCAATCTGTTTGTCCAGGCGCTCCATCTACTAAATCGTAGAATCTCCATCTTCTGCGAATAAAACTATTGTCTGGTATAATTGCTTGTACACCTTTCGCTTCTGGGTCATCTTTTAATCTAACTGTTAAGTCATGAGTGTTAATTGCAGTAATTTCATACTCGTTACCTTCATCACCACTATTAAAAGTGAAAGCAGTAGAATCAGATGAAGCATCTACGCTTGAGAATGAAATAAGGTCACCCACTTGGAATGCTGTACCACTATCAACTTTAATGACAGTTGCACCCTTTGCGTCTTCACCAACTGTTTGGTTAGATGAACCTAAGTTTTGTTCATATGCAGTAGCACTCGCACATATAGAAACTCCTAATGAGTTACCCCATGTACCAGCGGTTCTTGCTGACCATTCTTGGTGTGAACCTTGTCCACTTGCGTAATTGTTTGTCCAGTCATCATCATTTTTGATAAGAACTCCACTACCACTAACAGTTGCGTTTAACAGACCACTTTGAGGTCTAACTACTCTTAATGCGTTTCCATATCCTAAGAAGTTAGCAGCGCAAAACCATTGTTCAAAGTTATTTGAATTTGGTTTACCAAAAATATCTATAAGTTCAGCTTCTGAACCAATAGAAGTAATTTCTGATACTGGGCCTTTCTCTGCTGGTAATGAAATTCCAGCAATAGATGTTGCGACAGCGGGAACAATATTAGTAAGGTCGATTTCGTTTACCTGTACACCAGGCGAAACTAAAAATCCCATAAGTTTTCTCCTTTATGTATTTTTTTTCATAAAATCCATTCGGTTTATTATAATATTTATAAAAAGACTATTTCTAAAAACCCTCTTTTATATGTGTTTTCACATATAAATAATGATATGACTAATAAACATTATGATAAATACAAGGAAACTATTAAGAAAGTCGCAAGAAGAAACTATTATAAGAGAGTACAATGGTTAAATAAGATACTTGAAAATGAATCTTGTTTACATTGTGGAGAGTCTGAAACAGTTTGTCTAAAGTTTCATCCACACGATAAAGAAATAAGAAAACTATCTAAAAGAAAAGGACTAAATGAATCAAGTCAACAACAAGTAAATAAATTGATTAGTGAATCAAAAATAGTATGTGCGAATTGTTTATTAAAGATTGATAATGATTTAATTGAGTTTATCTAATTACCAGTCAGAATCTTTAGTTCTAACTACTGAACTCCACTTTGTTCCATATTCATCTACAAGTGTTTCACCAAATGGGTCATCAAGACCATCATCAATAAAACCAAATGGAGCCATATCTTGTTCTAACTGGTCTTGTTGTTCTCGTATCATTTGTTTCTTCATATCAATATCAGTAAGTTCTGTAAAATATTGTTGTCCAGTCGCCCATGCGAATAATACTCCACACATAACAAGGTCATCATTACATCCCTCATCCGCCTGAAAAGAATTTCCATGTTTAATAAAGGTAGACATCTCATTTACCATATCATAATCTGGTATAACAATTTTTTCACTTTCCACCATAGTTTTAAATAGAGAACATCCTATTCGTTTTACTGCCTTTGTAGTTCTTACACCGAGTTGAGCCTTTCCACCACTAAATCCACCACCAAGTATTTGTCCAGAACGACCTCTCATCGCCGCCATCATCATATTATCATATTCCATATCATATTGTAATGCGTGTGCAACTTGGTCTCCAATATCATTTACCTCTACAAGAACATACGCCTGATTATAAACTTTTGCGATTTCATGAATTTTAGTTGGAAAAATTACTGGTTTGATTTCGTTATCTCTAAACTTTGCGACAACACGATAAGGTAATTGTGTTACATCAAATACTACAAATGCGGAATAGTCATTTGATAAACCTCTTGATACATCTGCGACTACGACATAAGTATGATTCTTTACTGGATATTCATGTATATCTAAACCTGCGTTACTTTTCATTGGATTTTTATATGGGAGTTGTCTTAGTTTTGTTGAACTAATCAAAGTATTCATAGAACCTAAGAACTCACATTCAAACTCACTTGCGAATTGTTGTTCTGATGTATTTTGAATTGTTTCTTGTTTCCACTTCTCATCTCTACCAGGTACTTCTGTCCAATGAACATCTATTGGTATATAACTATTTCTTTTCTGTTCTGCGTCCACCCAAAGTTTATAAAACATATTCATCCCATGTGGTGTTGATACTATTATAACCTTTGTGTTTTTACCAGATGATATTGTAGGATAAACAGAACTAAAAAATTGTTCTGCGATGTTTGTTGGAACATACGCAAACTCATCTAAGAATATAATATTATAACTTCCACCTCTAACAGCACTCGCACTTGTTGAGGCCGCAAGTATTTTACTTCCATTCTCTAATGTTAGACTACCTTTGTTCCATTCCATAACACCTTGTTGTAACCACTTGGGTAAGTTTTCATACGCAAGTTGTAATCTACCAAGAATATCTCTTGCGGTCGCCGCCTTGTTCGCAAGTATCGCAACACTTACACTTGGATTAAATAAAACATAATACAACAAGTAAGATACCATAGTTGTAGATTTTCCAGACTGTCTTGGTAATTTACA